CACAAAGAACAAGAAGAGGCGCTGGAAACTACGCTGTAGTATCTCCAACTGCTTTAACTATCCTTCAATCAGCTACAACTTCAGCGTTCGCAAGATCAACTGAAGGCACATTCGAAGCACCAACTAACAACAAATTAGTGGGAACTTTGAACAGCTCAATGAAAGTATACGTTAATACCTATGCAACTAACGACGATGTTATAGTAGGATACAAAGGTTCATCAGAAGCTGATGCTCCTGCATTCTATTGCCCATACATTCCGTTGATGTCATCTGGTGTTGTTCTTAACCCAACTACATTCGAACCAACTGTTTCTTTCTTAACAAGATACGGTTACGTAGAATTGTCAAACACTGCGTCATCTCTTGGTAACGCAGCTGACTACTTGGCTAAAGTGGCAATTACAACTGCTAACTTATCGTTCTCTTAATAGATCGATCAGTAACAATATTAAAAATGGGGGGTGTCAAAACCCCTCATTTTTTTTGACTGCAACATCATTGACGCAGACCAAAATATCCTATACAATACACTTACCAAAATATTATGAGCAAAGGTAACATTGTGCAAAAGATCAGACTGATACAACCTATATTTGTGAATGACACAGCAGATTCTCAGACCACTGTGTTGGGCGCAGACAATGCCAATCACAGTGTGAGTGGCCTAATCACCAGAATTGAACAGGATCTAGACTTGGGTCAAAAAGATTTTTTATTGTTTGTGACCACCAAACAAAAACAAAACAACAGTGATTGGAGCATGCATGCCAAAATTATTGACACCATCAAACAACGTTTTGCCGAACGCATTCATCTCACAGTGGATGTGTGCTTGTGTGGTGTGCGTGAAGATGGTCACTGCTGTGTGCCAGATGATGCCATATTGACACAACAACAGTTGGGCACATTGGCACAAATTTGTGTGACAGCAGGAGCAGACAGTGTGGCACCCAGTGACATGCAACCTTTCACAGTGGCCACCATCAGAGCACTGACCAACATACCCATCATGAGTTATTCCACCAAGTTTCGCAGTGTGCAGTATGCTGCCTTTAGAGAAGTGGTGGACAGTGTGCCCAATTCTGCTCGTTGGTATCAATTGGATGTGGGGGATAGAGCATCAGCTATTAAGAGTTCCATGCGTTATGCTGCACAAGGTGCAGACTTGCTCATGGTAAAACCTGGCATGAGCAGCATAGATTTGATTCAACCCATCAAAGAAGCCACCAACAAACCTGTGGGTGTGTATCAGACCAGCAGTGAATGGCTGGCCATACAAGGACATGCTCAAATGGATGCAATGCTGAAAGAAACTTGTGTGGTGTTTCAGCGTGCAGGCGCTGCATTCATGATATCATATGGTGCTAGATTGCTGCAAAAATTACTTAAATAATTGTATGGAACAGCCAACTGAAAAAGAATTAATGGAATCATATCTAGCTCAGCGCAAACAGTTGGATCAATGGATTCGACATCATCCCATGTTTGCACATGAAATACGTCGCATAAAAAATCAAATAGATCAAATGATGAACAAGCGTGCTGATCTGTTAATCATGTATCGTCAAACACGTCGTGAACACTATTTAGAACAGGCTAGAATCACCCTGTTGCAAGCGCAAAATCACCTTAAAACCTTCTCAAAACTAGAGCTATTAGCCACACTGTCAAAAAGATAAATAACTGTGCTTCAAAAATAGTTTTGAAGTTTATGCGGTTTAACCCACCGCGTATAACATAGAACGTTACAGGAGAAAACAAATGGGAAGACCAATAAACAAAACAAAACTAGGCACATACACAGGTGCCATAGGTATAAGATGTGAAGCCTACATAGGTGGATCAAATCAAAGTGATGTGTTCATTGTGAAACAAGTTGGATCTAAAAGATTCAAAGTTCAAGATACATCAGCCTCTACAACAGCAAGAGCCAAATTAGTTGCAACCACACCAGCAGCTCTAGGAGAAATGAGAGTGACTGGTTATGTTGCAGGATCTGCATCAGGCAACTTGTCCACTATGGGCGGTACTGCCAAATATGCGGCTAAAATAACTCAACGCAGATTTATTGCCAGCACTGGTGATAGATACAAATGGACACTTGTGAACGATTCCACAAGAGATTACATTGAATTGACTGCTATATAATAACACCATGGGGGGAGCAATCCCCCCAACTAAAGAGAAAAGATGACAAAATTTTTAAAAGTACCAAATGGAAATTACAACATAAAAGTCCAGTCTGGTGGAGAAATCAAATTGGACACAGGTGCACAATTGGGCACAGTGCGTGTCACAGGCAATCTGGTCGTGGAAGGTGACAGCACCACTGTAGAATCAGAAAATTTAGTTGTAAGAGATAATATTATAGTAATCAACAATGGCGAAGCTGGATCAGGAGTGACTCTAGGCACTGCAGGCATACGTGTGGACAGAGGCAATTTACAAAACGCCACTCTTTTATGGACAGAAGTGGCCAATGGCAATCTTCCTGCTCCATTCAATACCAACGGAGCATTTAAATTTTCTTTGGTCAATGGTGATCCATTAGGTTTAAGAACCAACAGCATCACATCAGACAACGATATTTTTTTAGATCCGGGTGGCAGTGGTGCCATAGCAACACCCAAAGTAAACTATGAAACCTATGTGACCAGTGCCAACGATATACCCAACAAAAAATATGTGGATGATTTTGTCGTAGCATCCATCACAGGTCTAACATATCCAAAAATTCAGCGAGGCAACACCATAGTGAGAGTGTATGACACTGCTCCAGGTGTCACTGCCAACACCATAGGTGCTGCAGGCACAGGCACTGTGGCCACACTAACATTTGCTGCACAGGCAGTGATACCTTTCAACATAGGTGAAATCATTGTGGTTTCAGGTGTGACTCCTGCGGGTTACAATGGCACCTACACTGTGACCAATTCCAGTGTGAGTTCAGTCAGTTATGCCAACGCCACCACAGGTGCTCAGACAGTGTCAGGCACAGTGAACTTACAGGGAGATGCAGCCAATCAAGCCACCATTGAAATCGACGGCGTTTTGAAGAATACTTTTTTATCCAACCAAGTGGATTTTTTACAACAACAGATTAACCTATCAGAAGTTAGAATACAAGAAAGCACCATTTCAGCACCAGGAACCACACAGGACTTAGTGTTGCAAGCACAAGGAGTTAGATCTGTAAGGATAGATGACACACTCATGATCAAAGCCACAGGAGCCAACCCAGCACATGACGGAATCGGTTTGAAATTGTATGCAAACGCTCAAGGCACAGGTAAAACTGGATTATTTTATGTAAATACAAGCAACGTCAGAGACGAAATTATAAGCAAAAATAGGTCTTTGTTGTTCAGTATGATATTTTAGGAACGTATGGCTATTAATAACGCACAAATGAGCACAGGAGCACCGGTGGAATTCACAGTATCCGCAGGGCAAAGCTGGGCATTTACCACCATAATGATTTGCAACAAAGGCAGTGGTGCTGCAACTTTTTCCGTGTATGCAGTGTTATCAGGTGAAGCAGTGTCAGATACTAAAAATAAAATTGTTAACACAGCCAGTGTTGATGCTAACGATACCTTTGTGATGGACAGCGAAAAATTAATATTGGAGGCGGGTGACAAATTGTCATTTCAACAGATCGGTGGCACCAATGGTGACTTGCTGGTGACAGTGAGTTACATTGTAGTGTAATGAGATATATCAAAAGACAGACCACTAATTCACAAACATTTGGCGGACGAGGCATCAATTATGATGCTCAAGAACTCACAGTGATAGACAGTGCTAGTGCATTGTTGTTGCCCAAAGGCACCACTGGAGCAAGGCCCACTGCACAAGAAGGCATGATCCGTTACAATACCACCACACAAAATTTTGAAGCCTATGAAGCAAGTGCTGCATTTGGAACTCCTGGTTGGAAAAAATTTAGAACAGATGAACCCAAACTTATTCATGCACAAAATTTAGGCAATGGTGACAACGTGGAAAAATTATTTGGACCATTGGATGCCAATGATGCTGCAACTCCAGTGCCCAGCGCACCAGCACAAGTGTTGTGTATGGTGGAAAACGTGTTGCAGATTCCCACTACCAACTATACATTCTTACAAAATCCTTGCTATGTCAGCAGCAATGTTATATCATTTTGGGCCAACATTGCCACGTCAGGCAAAACTGGTGCAGGTGCATTTGCTCCTGGCGTTTCAGCCATGTTCAGCAACAATTCAGCAATAGTAAATTTTTCCACTGCAGGATTTTACGTGGGGCAAACTATTTTTGTATCAGGCAGCACCAACAACAGAGGATTTTTCACAGTGGCATCTGTTTCTGCTACTTTTTTATCAATCAACCAAGCATTTATAAATGAAAACGATCCTGGCTATGGCACAGTATCAACTGTAGAAGGATTAGTGAATCAATCAGTGCAGACTGGCACTTATACACAAACATTGGACTCCACAGCAGACACAATACAGATCAGCAGCACCGCAGGATTAGAAGTGGACAACATGATTATATTTGATACCACTTCAGGCAACATTGTGGCAGACACCATATATTTTGTAAAAACTATCAATGCAGGAGCCAATCAGATCACCATCAGCGCCACAGCAGGAGGCAGCACATTTGACTTGTTAGATGCCAATACTCCCGGCAACTGGTGTGCTGGAGTGGGCTATGGCAGACAACCATCCGGTAGTTCTGTTGCCACTGCCACTTTTGCTCCGCAAACATTGACCACCACAGCAGCTTCAGGCAATGGTGCCACAGCTACTTTGTCATTTGCTACACAAGCATTGCCTCCGTTCTACGTGGGACAAACTATTTCAATTTCTGGAGTGACACCCAGCGGCTATGTGCCTGTAGGAAACACAGCCGTGGTCACAGCATGCACAGTGAGTTCTGTGAGCTACAGCAATATCACCACAGGTGCACAAACAGTAGCGGGCACTGTGACTGCAGCAGGCAATGCAATCACATTGAACAGTACTGCAGGTATGTCAGTAGGTCAAGAAATTAGTTTTGTAGGCACAAACTTTGGAAATTTAGTTGATCAAACCACTTATTTTATAAAACAAATACTGGATGGCACACATTTGACCATCAGTGCTACCTACGGTGGTTCTGTGTTTGTTTTAACTCTTGCAGCAGGCTACATGCAAGTGTCCACATTGGGTAATAACCTGTATGTTAATTTCGGCTCCCCAGTGCCTTCAGGCAAGCCTGTGACTGTGCTGCACAATTTTGACAAATAGCATTTGCACATCCTAAAATAAATACAATACAAAACAAGGAAATTAAATGTCAGTAGGACGTATCTCAGGGCCACTATTACGCAGCAATCTACAACGCTCAGATGATCTTGCATTTGAAACTGACCTGTTGTACATCAATCACAGTGGCAACAGGATAGGTATTAGGAACGACGCACCAACTAGAACGTTGTTAGTGAATGGCATGACTCGTAACAATGCTGGTCTCACAGCCATCAACACTGCCACATTTGGCAACATGCTGTTTCAAAATAGTAGTATATCTGCACAGACTGGTCCTATATCTATTACTTCTGGTGGCACTATTGCCACTCCAGAATTACGTGTAGGTGATTTGTATTTCAGCAACAATAAATTAGGAACCTATACCACCAACACAAATTTACAATTGCAAGCCAATCAATCCGGCTATGTTGATATACCCTCAAACGTAGAAGTGTATGGCAGCATCAATGCCACTGGTAACATTGTGGCAGATGGCAACACCGTGATAGGTAATGACAGCACAGATTCTTTAATCATAGGAGCAGATATTAATTCCAACATGATACCAGATGTAACCACTACCTACAACATAGGATCATCTGCCAGCAGACAATGGGGTGACACATTTGCTCAAACAGGCAGTGTGGCTGGTGATATTGCTGTGAGCAATTTGTTCAGTATTGGAGGCATCACTGTAAATTTACCCATCAACAATACCTATTATGTCAGCAGTGGAGGTCTAGACACCAATCCAGGACAGACTGTATCATTTGCATTTGCCTCAGTGGAGCAAGCTCTATTGGCAGCTACCACAGCAGGTGGCAACAATCTAATTATGATCCTGCCTGGTGTGTACACGGAAACTTTTCCTTTGAATATGCCTGCTAATACCACCATCAAAGGCAGCAGTATGAGATCAGTAAAAATAATACCCACAACCAGCTCACAAAGTCAGGATGCATTTTTAATGAATGATGGTTGTATGATCAGCGATATCACTGTGTCAAATTTTTATTACAGCAGTGCTACCAACACAGGACATGCTTTTAGATTCAAGAACAACATCAACATTACATCAAAATCTCCCTATGTACAAAATGTCAGTGTGATCACACAAGGATCAGCAACTTCTGCTGGCGATCCCAGAGGTTTCAATGCAGGAGATGCAGGCAAAGGCGCATTGGTGGATGGCAGTGTGGCAAATTCGGCCAGTAACAAAGCCAGCATGTTGTTCAACGCAGTGACTTTTATTACGCCAGGAGTGGATGCAATCACTATGAAAAACGGCGTGCGAGTGGAATGGATAGATTGTTTCACATATTTTGCCAATCGCAGTTTGTATGCCATCAACGGGGCCACTGGTTTTGCCAATCTTGGAGTTTTGTTTGGTGCTGAAGTAAGAGTGATTGCCAGTGCATCTGTGTATGGCAACAAAGGTGCAGAAGCAGACGGCGCTGCAACTTTGATGTATCTGATCAATCACAACATGGCCTATGTGGGATCTGGCAAAGATGTGACCAACGATAGAAGTTTAGCCATTCAATCACAGGAAACTGTGGAACTTAACGCGGGAAAAATATATTATCAAAGTCAAGATCATAATGGAAATTTTAGAGTGGGTGATACATTTTCTGTGGATTTCAACACAGGATTTATAAATCTTGACAATCTTTCAACAGTCACATTCACAGGATCCAGTCTCACAATAGGACTGCCTGGTGCACAAACCTTTGTGGATGGGAACAAAATTTTATTGCCTAATTTCACAGTGTCTGGTAACAGCATTAGAAGTGGTATCAATCAAGTGGATATTGCATCTGCCAACGGCACTATTAATTTTTTAACCAACACCAACATCATTCAAAATCTTGATGTGTCTGGTAATTTTACCGTGGGTGGCAGTTTAACTAATCTAGGTAATCAAGTGTCAGATACCATTGACTTTGAAATGGAATTTGTCAGTGATATTCTACCAGCCACGAATAATCTTTACAATTTAGGATCCAACAGTAAAAATTGGGACAATGTGTATGCTAGACAATTCAATGTGGGCAATATCACAATGACAGATAATTATATTGCTGCCAATCAAGGCAATCAAAATCTTGTGATTCAAGCCAATGGCACAGGCAAAGTGACTGTGGACAATTTGCGATTTGACAGTGTGGTGGACAGTTCAACCGGCAATATCAACATCAATAACAGCACTAGGAACACTAATTTCTCTGGTAAAGCCATAAAATTACCCGCGGGTAATGCAGCTCAAAGACCTGCTGTGGCTGCTGATTTGCGGTATAATTCAGTGTCAGGACAGTTTGAAGGTTACAACACAAATGTGGTGTTGTTGGGCGGTGTGAAAGATTTGGATGGTGACACCAGAATTGAACTCAACAGCGATCAATTTTATTTCTATGCCAATGGAGTTAACACTGGAAGAATAGACACTGCAGGCAATTTGATAGTGAATCGTTTTCACAGTCAATCACAATTTGCATTGGACAACAACACAGTCACAGTAGGTTCGGCCACTGCAGGCACTGTGGCTGCTTTGACTGCCAACGGCACAGGAGTGGTGCGTTTTGACACCAGCAATTATGTGTTCAACAGTGGCAGCATACGCAACACAGGCACCAACAGTGACATGCTGTTTCAAATGACAGGTGTACAAAAAGAACAATATGTGCATGTGAGTGCCAATGAAAAAGGAATACGTTTGCCTTATGGAACCACAGCTCAAAGAAATCCTGGAGTGATAGGTGAACTGTACTGGAACACAACCACCAATAATTTGCAGGTGTATGGTGGAGCTGCATGGGGCAGCGCATCAGGGGCCAGCGGCACCATAGTGCCTCTGTATCAAGTGGAAGAAATCAACTTGATTTACAATTTAATTCTAGCTTAACAGAACTAAAACCACCAAAATCAATAAATACAACTAATGCCACAATCCGACCAAGATTGAGCAGGACAAACCGTGGTCAACCAGCGAAGAACCTTTGCATTAAAAAAGGGTGAAAACTAGGTTGGTGGCACAAGGATGCCCGTTAAAAGGAGAATAGCATGGCCGTTGGTCGAATTTCCGGTCAGCTCTTGAAGGATAACTTGATCCGTTCCACGCTACCAGTGGCGGAACAAAACATTGCCTTTGAGACTGATCTGTTATATATTGATATAATAAATTCCAGGATCGGTATAAAAACTGCCAGTCCTCAGTATCCTTTAGACGTTGTAGGAACCATCAGAACCACCAATTTAGAAGTGCCCGGTGTCAGCACCGTAAACAATCTCACTTTGTCTGGATCCAGCATCACCACTTCAGCGCCTATTTTATCCCTAGCATCGCCTGACAAAATATTGTACAACAATGCTATCCTAGTGGATGATTTACAAATATCCAACAACACTATTGAAGTGACCACCAGCAATATGAACCTTGAACTGCGCCCCAATGGCACAGGCATCACTGAAATTTACAGCAATGTGGAAGTGACTGGCAATATACATGCCACTGGCAGCATCACTGCAGATGGTAACATCACCATAGGAAATCAAAACACTGATAATTTGGTCATCAATGCAGACATAGCCAGCAATATGATTCCCAATGTGACCGACACATACAATTTGGGCAGTGCAGGAAAAAGATGGAATGAATTTTTCACACAAGATTTAACAGTGGACAACATCACTGTGGGCGGCAACGTCACAGTGGGTGGATTAGATCTTACATCAGTGCCAGGTAATATTATATACGTGGCCACCAATGGTGATAACGCCAACGCAGGACTGCATCAAAACGATCCAGTGTTAACCATACAACAAGCAATCACATTGGCTTCATCAGGAGATCTGATACACATATATCCCGGCACATACACAGAAACGTTTCCCATCACTGTGCCTGTGGGAGTCACCATCAAAGGAGAATCTTTGAGATCAGTGTTGATTCAACCCACTGGTGGCACGATTGATCAAAACGCTTTTATATTGAATGGTGAAACCACTATAGAAGACCTCACAGTAGCAAATTTCCGTTTCAACTCTGGAGCCAACAGAGGTTATGCTTTTAGATATGCTAGCTCATTCACAGTGACCTCACGTTCACCATACATTAGAAATGTTAGTGTGATCACACAAGGATCTGTGACCAGTGGCTCTGATCCTAGAGGTTTCAATGCAGGAGATGCAGGCAAAGGCGCCTATCTAGATGGTAGTTTGGCCACAGCAGGCAGCAACGAAGCCAGCTGTTTGTTTCAAAATTGCACATTTATAACTCCAGGAGTGGATGCTATAACCATGACCAATGGAGTGAGAGTGGAGTGGCTAAATTCATTTACATATTTTGCCAATCGTAGTTTGTATGCCATAGATGGAGCCACTGGACTCAAGGGCACAGGTCGCACATTGCTAAAAGTGGCGGGACTAGCAGGAGCCGCTGTGACAACAGGACAAACTATCACGTACTATGACACGGATAATTCTACAGTGTTGGGCACAGGAACCATTGCCACCGTGGACAGCAATATATTTTATCTCACAGGCAAAATCACAGGATTTCAAAATGCTGTCAACAGACTGCCTAAAATAATCACAGTCAATGGCAATGCTCAATTGAGCACTGCTCAACTGAAATATGGCACAGCCAGTTTATTGTTGGATGGCACAGGTGATTATCTCACTGTATCCACCAATCCAGACTTTGGTTATGCATCTGGTAATTTTACCATTGAATTCTGGTTAAGACGCACTGCTGTGGGCAATCAAGTGATCATGGATCAAAGGTCAGCAGCAGCACTCAATAATCCTATGATTCACATTGATGGAGGAGTGCTAAAATATTATGCTGCTGCTGCCAATAGAATCACTGGCGCCACCACTATCAATATCAACACTTGGTATCATGTGGCAGTGTGTAAAAACAGTGGCACAACAAGATTATTTTTGAATGGCACACAGGAAGGCAGTTCCTACACAGATTCCAACAACTATGGTGCTACATCTATTTTGACCATAGGTGCAGACTACTTGTATGCAAATGCATTGCCAGGTTATTTGGATGATATTAGAATCACCAAGGCAGCATTGTACACAAGTACTTTTGCAACACCTGCGGCTGAGTTAAGCAACACGCCCCACACAAAACTATTGTTGAATTTTAATGGCGCAAATGCTTCAACCTCTATCTCAGACACTGTGACAGGAGCACAATACATCAGTTTTTCGGGAGGAGCCACTGCAGAAAGATTTGTTAATGTAGATTATACCGATTTTGGTGCTGAAATTAGAAGCATAGCATCAGCTTCAGTGTATGGCAATTATGGAGCATATGGTTCGGGAGTAGGCGTTCTAATGTATCTAGTAGGACACAATTTTGCCTACATAGGCAATGGCAAAGAAGTCAGCAATGATCCTGCCACAGTGATTCAAGCCAATGAAGTAGTGGAGATATCTAATGCAAGAATATTTTATAGTTCTGTGGATCAACGAGGCAATTTTAGAGTGGGTGATCTGTTCACTGTGGATCAAGACACTGGTTCAGTTTCATTCACGGCAGCATCCACGGTGTTGTCTCAAGGCACAGCATTAACATTTATTTCGGGTGGTCACACCACAGTGATCAATGGCACATTGATTCAACAAGACAATGTGAGATTGAGTGGCAACACTATTGAAAGCACATCAGGAGCATTGAATTTGGATGCTGACAATGGACAAATAAATCTATTGGATAACGTTAATATCTCAGGAAATTTGGATGTAACAGGTAATGTGACCATAGGAGGCAACATCACTATTGGAGATCAAACCACTGATACTTTAAGTATTGTGGCAGCCGTGGCCAGCGATATAATTCCACAAACCACAAACACTTATAATTTAGGTAGTGCAGCAAAAAATTGGAACACTGTGTTCAGTTCAACTATCAATGTGGATGGCAATATAAGAATTGAAAACAATTTAATCACTACACAGACCACCAATTCAAATCTACAGCTGAGTGGTGCAGGTACTGGCAGTGTGGAAATAGAAAACTTTAGAATCAACGACAACACCATCAGTAATCTCACTGGAGATATCACTTTCACTCCTGCCACAGGAGTAACTGTGTTCACAGGCACAGGCAGTATGAGATTGCCTGCAGGCAGCACCGCCAATAGACCAGCGTCACCACAAACAGGCATGATTAGATACAACACTGACAATAACTTGTTTGAAGGTTATGACGGCAGCTGGACTGTGTTGCAAGGTGTGTATGATTTAGATCGTAACACCTACATAACTCCGGAGCTCACTCCAGGAGCCAACGACAACACCATTAGATTCTACAGCAACAGTGCATTGGTGGCAGATGTCAACAGCACCAGATTTGATGTGAACACATTGCAAGTGGACAGTATTAACATATCAGGCAACACTCTGACCACCACTGGAGCGAATCAAGATCTGATCCTAAATGCTAATGGCACTGGTTTCATAAGAATAGAAAATTTAAACTTTCAAAACAACACCATTACCAACTATGTGAGCAATGCTCCCATTGTGTTGGAAACCACTGGAGATGGCTATGTGGATGTGAGTCAGGCTGGTGGCTTAAGAATACCCTATGGTATAGGAGCTACCAGGCCCTCAGCGCCTGTGATTGGTATCACTAGATACAACACACAGGATCTGCAAGTGGAGATCTACGACGGTAATAGCTGGGTTTCTGTGGCTGGCGCAGGGGGTGGAGTCAGTGTATTGGGCGCAGAGGAATTATCGATTAAATACGCATTAACATTAGGATAAACAATTATGGCAACAGCGTTTAAAAATAAAATATCAACTCAAATAGGCACCAGTCCTGTGAAGATTTACGAAGCACCTGTGGGTGTTAGCACCACTATACTTGGCATGAGTTTGAGCAATATCACAGGAGGTATTATCACTGCCAGCGTGTTTGTACAAGATGACACCAGTGCTCAAGCATTTTTTATAAAAAATGTGCAGATAGCCACAGGCAGCAGTTTGCGTGTGGTAACCAGTGGTGAAAAATTAATTATTCCTGCCAACTATGATCTGTTTGTTGAAAGCAACACAGCAGCATCATTGGATGTGGTGTTGAGCTATGTGGAGATAAACTAATATGCAATACATCGGCCAACCCATTACAAATGCTATCAAAAGCCATAAAGATAGATTTTTTTACGGTTTACGCAGAACTGATGATGGTGAATTATGGTTGGCCAAAGTAGATCAAATGGCGCCAGGTGACAGTGTGACCATTAATATTCCTGGCTCAGCCAATTACAATTATGATGATTGGAATGAAGGACAAGATTTTTTTGATGGACGTGATGTGAATCATGATAAAATTTATCCTAATTTAAAATATGAACAATACAAATGGGATGATATCAATCTTTTTTATTACATCAATAGTGAAGGTGAATTGGTTTTGAGAATCAATCACCCCATTGACATGGAAAATCCAGGAGCAGCTGCCAATGCATACACGTATCCTAATGTGAATGAAATCCCTGCGTTTACAGGAGCGTCTATCAAATTTGACCAAGATTATGTGACATTTGACAGCAACGAATCTACCTGGGACAGGACTTAGAAAATATATGTATATTATGGTAAATATTAACAAAAACAAGCAAGGACACACATGGTAAAACAGATAATCAATGATGGCGTTACACCTAATGATGGACAGGGTGATAATCTAAGAGCTGGTGCATTAAAAATAAATTCAAATTTTGACGAGCTATACACAGCGTTGGGTGATGGCATATCTCTCACAGTGATCAACAACAATATTATCAGTGCCACTGGTGGCAACAGAATTGCTTTTTATTTTGCCAACCAAGCAGCATTTCCTAATGCTACCACATACCATGGTGCCATAGCACATTCACATGCAGATAACGCCATGTATTATGCACATGGAGGAGTTTGGACAAGGATGTTAAGCACAATTTCCAGTATCAATGATTTAGCAGATGTAAACACCACTGCAGTTCCTGCAGATGGTCAGGCTTTGCTTTGGAATGCTGCCACTTCCAACTGGATAGCTGGCACAGTGAGTGGTGGTGGTGGTGGTGGTGGAGCAGGTGTGACCACATTCGTTGCATTGACAGATACCCCAGCCAACTACTCAGGAGCAGCTAATAGATTTGTAAAAGTTAACGCAGCGACCACCGGTTTAGAATTTGTGGCAGGCATACAGAGTGCAGATCTCAGTGCCATTTCAATCAATGCATTTTTGGATGTGGACACTGTTACATCAGCACCTTCAGTGGGACAGGTTTTAAAATGGAACGGCACCAACTGGATACCAGCAGCTGATTCTACTTCAGGTGGAGGTGGCAGCAATGCAGACACATTGGATGGATTTGACAGTTCATATTTTTTAAATTATGCCAACTTGACCAATACACCAGCAGCAATCTCCTCATTCCTTGCATTATCAGACACTCCAGATAGTTACACATCAGCAGGTAGTAGATTTGTCAAAGTAAACGCAGGAGCCACTGCATTAGAATTTGCTACAGTTGCAGTGCCATCCACATTGGATGACCTTAGTGATGTGGTGATATCTTCACCCGCACAAGGAGACGTGTTGTACTACAACGGCACCAGTTGGGTGAAACAAAATGGTCCTGTAACCAGATGGAGTTTGTCAGCATCAGGAAACGCTGATTATATATTTACAGGTCCAGGATTTTATGCAGCCACCAACGATCCCACTCTGTATCTGCACAGAGGTCACACATACATATTCATTAACACAGTGATCAGCGTTCATCCTATGGAAATAAGAGTGGCTAATGCAGGTGCTGCATACAGCAATGGAGTCACTGGAAATGCCACAGCCACTGTAATATTTCAAGTGCCCATGGACGCTCCCAGCACACTTTATTATCAATGCACAGCACACAGCGGAATGGGCAACACCATCAACATAGTAACATAATATATGTCAGACAGCAACGAATACATACAACAAATAGAAGATACACTGGGTGCCAGCAGATTTTTTTATGGCTTAAGAAGAACTGACCAAGGTGAATTATACTTGGGCAAAGTTGATTTAATGAATACTAACAGCTCAGATGCATTGCAAATTAATTTGCCAGGTAATCCCAATGAAAATTTGCCCAGTTTTACCAGAGGAGTAGATTTTTTAGAAGGTAGAGATGTGGAGCACACCAAAGTTTATGAAAATTTAAATTATGAACAATTTCGTTGGGACAGCAGAAATATTTTGTATTACATTGACTCAGAAGGACAATTAACATTGAGAGTGAACGAACCTTACACATATCCGGTAGGAATATAATATGCCAGAATTTAAAATTGAACGCATACGTTTTAGATGGAGAGGCGATTGGTCTGGCACCACTGTCTACATCAAAGATGATGTGGTTAGATTTGGTGCAAAAATTTATGTGTGTCAAATAGCTCACACTGCCAATGCACTATTTTATGTAGATTTCAATGATGTAAATCCAAAATGGGTTCAGATGTTGGATGGTCAAAGCTGGACTGGCGACTGGACTCCCAGCACAATTTACAAACTAAATGACATAGTAAAACTTGGATCCACACTGTGGATCTGTTTGGATGGGCACACTTCCAGTGCCGATCCTGCAAATGGAATTTCTGGAGTTGAAGCCAAATGGACTGTGTTTGCAGAAGGTGAGAACTGGAGAGGCAATTGGCAATCCACCACTGCATACAGCAAAGGGGACTTGGTGCGTTATGGTGCACAATCGTTCTATTGTGAAACCTATCATGTGAGTGCTTCTGTACTAGAAGGTTTAGAATTAGATTATGTAAAATGGTCCTTGTACACCAGACATCTAGATTATAAAATTGATTGGACTCCAAATACCAGATACAAACCAGATGACATAGTCAAGTATGGTGGTACAGTGTATAGAGTCATCACAGGTCATCAGAGCGCTGTCAGCAACGCTTATGTGAATCCTAACTTCACCACCAACACTGTGGCAGGCACAGGAGCAGCTTTCACAGTGTACAGAGTTGGTGCTGTTTACTATGCACAAGTTACCAACAATGGCACAGGTTGGCTAGCATCACAACAGATCACAGTATTGGGCTCACTATTGGGGGGCTTTGCACCAGCCAATAATCTTGTTATCACAATTTTATCTGTGGGGGCAGGTGGCACCATCAGCACTGTTTCTGTCACGGGCACTGCACTTGCAACTGCTGACGGTTTGGAAGCAGATTTAGTAAAATATCAAACAGTCATAAGTGGCATCGAATACAAAGGCAATTATACTCAATACGTAAGATACAAAAAAAATGACATTGTGCAGTATGGTGGATCCAGTCTTTGGATATGTACAGATCCATCTGATCAAGGCGCATTTGCCAACTCCACAATATTGGATGAAAACAAGTGGGACATTTGGTTGCCTGGTTTAGGATTTGAAGCGGCGTGGAGTGCGACCACTCGTTACCAACCTGGTGATGTGGTGATGTATGGTGGCTACAGTTATGTGTGTAAACTGACGCATTTAAATATTTTACCCACTGTGGCACAAGACAGCAGCAGTGCTTGGAATTTATTAGTGCCTGGCTACAAACTACGAGGTGACTGGATAGACAATGACAGCACTGCAGCCAGTTATTACAAAACTGGAGATGTGGTACGCAGTGGTGGTAATTTATACATTGCTGTGCAAGACAATGCTGGTGTGTTGCCTTTGGCTACCACTTCATATGATGTGGGCACATACTCACCAGGTCCTTGGCAATTGTTGGTCACCGGCAAACGTTGGAGAGGCACTTGGAAACAGATAGATAATGTGACTAATCTAGCTGGTTACTACTACCCTGGTGATGTGGTCACTGTGGCCGGCACCACTTATGCTTGTAAACTTTATCATATCAGCACTCAATCACTTTCTAAACCTACATTGGATGTAACCTCTCCAACCACTTATTGGGACAAATTGGCTCAAGGAGCCACCACCAATGTGTTGGAACAGGTAGGAGACATCAAGACTCAAAATGCTGTGGGCACAAAAATAGCTATCAACATTGGAAGTTCTGGAGAATCATTACAGATCACAGACAGCTTGCCTGATTGGAAAACACAAGATCAGATTGCCAAAGTTTTCTATGTGTCTGTGGAAGGTATTAATGGACTTACCCGAGGTACCACCATACAGACAGCATTTAGAACAGTAAAATATGCCTGTGACTTTGTCAACGCTGACAAACCAGGCAGAACTCCAGCCACTATCTTTATTAAAACTGGTGTGTATGAAGAAATTTTGCCTATCAATGTGCCTTATGACACAGCATTGTGTGGAGATGAATTGAGAAGCACTATAATAATGCCAGCTGCTGGTTATGAAAGTTCTAACATGTTCCTAGTGAACAATGGATCTGGCATCAGAAACATGACCCTAAAAGGATTGTATGGCACACTGGGTGCAGCCAATCAATATTTTACTAGAAGGCCATCAGCTGGAGCATTTGTGTCATTGAATCCAGGTAACTCTCCATCGGATAATACAGCATGGATTGTTAACAAGTCACCTTACATACAGAACGTCAGCACCTTTGGTGATGGTTGTGTAGGTATGAAAGTGGACGGAGATCTACACGCTGGAGGAAATAAATCCATAGTGGCCAACGACTTCACACAAATTATTTCCAACGGCATAGGATTTTGGGTCAAAGGTGAAGGTAAATCAGAGTTGGTTTCAGTATTCACTTACTATTGCCACATAGGTTATCTAGCTGAAAATGGTGGCAAGGTTCGCGCTACCAATGGCAACAATTCTTATGGAACTTATGGTTCTGTGGCAGAAGGAGTGTCACAAGTGGAAGTGCCTATCACAGCAGCAGTAGATAATCAAACAGGTGAAGCATTGATAAATTCTGTGTACAATGATGAAAATCAAATATTTTGTTTTGGATATTCACACACAGGCCAAGACTATACTTCGGCCACAATATCCATCACTGGTTCAGGTGCAGGAGCAGCTGCCTACATAGGTTATGAAAATACTAGATATCAATCAATCAGTGAAGTGAGACTGACTGATCCTTTTGATAGCGGAATCACTGGTGGTATTGCTTATACTTCATTCACAGGCAACACCAGAGGTGGCAATAGCACTTCATTTTTGTTGGCCAATCAATATGAACCAGACTATGAAAAAAATGTCACAGCTTCTCTGGGCAATCCAGTAAACACTCTCACAGTGCAGAATATAATTGGTATGAAAGTGGGAGATCAGATTATTTTTCCAGGTGTTATGTTTGGAGGCGTCACTGCTGATACTGTGTACTATGTGCATTCTTTAGTGTCGGCCAACACCATTAAAATCAGCAACACGGCTGGTGGAGCTGTGAAAGTTTTGACCACTGCTACTGGTGCATCTTATCTTGTATCAGCAGAAATAGTGGGTCAACGTGTGCAAATTTTAGAAGGTGTAGGCAGAGGACAATTTGGAGTGGTTGCATATTATGATCACGCACTTAAACAAATAGATATAAAAAGACAATTTGATGGATTGCCTGGATTTGAACATTTATTAGGTGGATTGGCCATTGAGCCTCTGTTGGATGAATCAACCAAATACAGCATTGAACCATTGATCAATTTTTCAGATCCCACATATTCTGCCACTAACGTAGTATTGCCCATCAGTGCTGCTTGGTCAGTGGTAGGGTCAGCTAGACTGCTGGGTCAGAATGTCACGGTAGTTTTAAGTGCATCAGGAGGATATTACACCATCAATGGCACCAGCTGGTCAGCATGCTCAGGATTGGCGCCTGTAAATTATCTTTACACTGCACGCAGCAGCACAACATTATTGGCTGTGTCCAACAACGCAATATCAGGCACCACTGATGGAATCAGTTGGACAGGATTGACTAATCCAGGTGGTGTTGGTAGTTTTACCAGCATTGCTTGTGAACAGGACGTGTTTATAATCACCACTAATCAAGGATTTATTTGTAGATCTATTGACGCTGGTCAGTCTTGGACCACAGCACAGATAGCCAGTTATGATGGATCAACTCCAGCACTGACTCATTCAGCTGGAGGATCAGGCCTATTCATTGTGTGTGATGACATGGGACAAACCTATGAAAGTTCCAATCTAGGAGCCACTTGGAATCCAGGACCTGACATTGGCAGCGTAGGAATAAATGTGCAGGACATTGTGTATGGCAATAATAGATTTGTGGCAGCCTGCAATGATAATCCTAATGACTCCAGCACGCTGAGCAATAGATTTTATTACACATTGGCCAATCAAGCCACTGTGATAGCATCTACCCCCACTGTGTGGCAACCTAGTGAATTACCGCCAGAAGCAGATCAATACACAATCAGTTATAGTCAAGGATGTTTTGTGGCAGTGACCGAATCAGGAGATCTAGCAGAAAGTATAGATGGCAAACATTGGAAAACATTGGGCACTCAGTTGACTGGTATTGCAGGAGATTATGTAAAGATTGCTGGTGGGTCAGTAAATGGTCCTTGTTTTATTCCTTTGACAGATGTTGCAGGAAACACAATTAAATTGATTAGATACGGTGCAAGGGCATTGGGAAGAGCAAGAGTGAATGGCGGAAGATTGAGTATTATAGAATTAATTGAACCAGGCAGTGGGTATTCTCAAACTCCTGTAATGACAATAGTTGATAATAACAATACCATAGAAGCTTTGTTCACAGTGCGCACCAACAATGGCACATTAAGTCAACCTACTTTTACTAACAGAGGCACAGGATTCTTAAACGTAGCAGCCACGGTGTCAGGAAATGGATTAGCAGATAAATTTCAAACAGGAAAATTTTTAAGAATTAAAAACTTAACTAGATTACCTAGTCCAGGTGATAACGTGTCATTTGCGAGTATTCCAGGAGTAATTTTTAAACTGGGTAACTTCGTAACGATAGGTGGAGTAGAGCCCAGCATTTATGGCACATTGAGAATAGGTCCAGGAGTGGATGCATTTTCGGCACCGCCGCACAATAATGTGATTACAATCAGACAGAACTACAGTCAAGTAAGATTAACAGGACATGACTTTTTAGACATTGGTACTGGTGGCAGAGTGACCACCAACTATCCACAAATATATTCACAAGGTTTCACAGCAGGTTATGAACCACAACCATTCAATGAAGTGGTTGAAGCAGGTGGAGGACGTGTGTTCTATACCAGCACTGACCAAAATGGTAACTTTAGAGTGGGAGAACAGTTCAAAGTGGAACAGTCCAGTGGTATTGTGACTTTGGCTGCAGACTTTTTCCAATTGGAAGGACTGACTGAACTAGCATTGGGTGGTGTGGTATTGGGTGGATCTGGAGCAGTGATCCGTGAATTCAGCACTGACCAAACCATGGCTGCCAACAGTGACAACATAGTGCCCACACAAAGAGCATTTATAGCTTATCTACAAAGTAGAATTCAAGGTGGTGGATCTGTGTTGAACGTGTCCAGTTTAAGAGCAGGAGCTATTCAGATACAAAACACCAACATATTGAATGTGGGTGGAGAAACCATTAATATTGAAGTCACAGCAAATATTAAAGGTGGAGTAAAAGGATCGCCTTTAGCGCTGAGTTATTTCTTGGGTGGTGTAGCATCCACAGCTCTAGATGAAGGCGATGCTGTCAGCGTATTTGATGCAAGCAATGGATATGGTAGTTAGTATGATAAATAACAACATAACAGGGAATTCATAAAAATGGCTGAGTTTAAATTAGGTAGGATTAGGTTTATTTGGAAGGGAGCCTGGATCACTTCAGTAACCTATTTCATCGATGACGTAATTAGATACGGTGGTCGTACCTATATTTGTGTGGTGGGACACACCAGCGGAGTATTCCAAACAAATTTAACTGCTGGCTATTGGAACCTGATGAGTGATGGTCAGGAATGGAAAAACGATTGGTCATTAAACACCACATACAAACCCAATGACATTGTAAAATATGGCGGATATTTGTACATTGCCAACCAAGGACACACATCAGCAGCCACCCTTGCACTAGGACTGGAAGCAGATCAAGCCAAATGGGATTTATTTTCAGAAGGATTTGATTACAAATCAGATTGGACAGTTCTTACTAGATACAAAGTAAACGACTTAGTCAAGTATGGAGCCTACATCTACACCTGTATCACTGCACACACATCTGCTGCTAGTGCTGCATTAGGTTTAGAAAATAACATTGCCAACTGGGAAGTGTTCTCCAAAGGATTCAATTGGTTGAATGCTTGGACCGCTCTTACTAGATATAAATTAGGAGATGTGGTAAGATATGGTGGACAACTGTACACTTGTAATCTTGGTCACACTTCAAATGTATCTGCCACTACATTGGGTGGTGGACTGGAAGCAGATCAAGCCAAATGGGATTATCTACACAAAGGTATAGAATACAAAACAGATTGGACTATCAACACCAGATACAAAATTAATGATGTGGTCAAGTGGGGACCAAGCCTTTGGATCTGTACCACTTTCCACGTGTCTAGCGGCACCACACTCACAGCAGATCAGGCCAACTGGGCTGTGTTTGTACCAGGATTAGAATTTGAAGATTCATGGAGTTCAGCCACAAATTATCAAATAGGAGACTTTGTGACCTACGGAGGTTACGGATATGTGGCCAAGACCAACAGTATTAATAAAAATCCCAGCACTTTTGTAACTGTTGATTGGGATTTATTTGTCACAGGATTCCGTTTGATTGGAGATTACTCTGCTGGCACTGCATACAAAACTGGCGACGTAGCACGTTTGGGTGGCTTCACTTATATTTGTATTCTAGACAGCATTGGCAACAGACCACCCAATGTCACTTATTGGAGCAAACTCAATGAAGGAATCTATTGGAAAGGCAACTGGGCCAATAGCACATTGTATGACAAAGGTGATGTGGTGCGAGGTATCATCAACGCCAACAACACATACATTTGTATATTAGGACATACTTCCAACAACGTGGGACCTGCCATAATTACTCAACCTGATTATGCACCAGGAGCAGGAGTGGACACAGGCACCTACTGGCAATTATTATCAGGAGGTGCAGAAAGCTCAGCACTTACCACACAGGGAGATTTATTATTGTATGGCCCGTCAGGTCCAACAAGATTGCCAATTGGACTTTCAGGTCAAACATTATTAGTGAATTCTGCAGGCACATTGCCTGAGTGGGGTTACTTTGGAAAAATTAACAACGTATGGTATGTGGCTCTTTCAGGTGTGGACGCACCAGCTCCAGACTATGGTGCCACATTGAATCAACCTTGGAAAACCATTCAGTATTGTCTTAAAGAGATAGACAAAGGACCGTTGTATCCTAACGCAAAAAATTTATTATTGAGAAACAAAGCATTTGTGCAAAGAGAAACCGTGGCTTATATCAATGCCACATACACAACCACTTGTAGCAATACCACCACAAGCACTAATCTAATCACTTGTGCCAGCACTGCAAATTTAAGAGTGGGCATGAGAGTTGAATTTACTGGCACCACATTTGGTGGCATCAACATTTCAACAGAATATTATATCATAACAAAAACTTCTACTAATATCTCAGTGAGTTTGACTGCGTCAGGCTCTGCAGTCGCACTTTCAACTGCAGCAGGAACAATGACAGTGAAATTAAAATATGATCAAACCAAATGTTTGAGAGACATAGGTCAAATTATTGACGCTGTGATTTTTGATCTAGGTCATGGTGGCAACGAAAAAAGCAGATTGGCTGCAATTTCCTACTACACTGGCAGTGGATCTTATGTGTATGGACAAGAAGTAGAAACCAGTGCTGCAATCACATTTGCCAAAACAGTGATTGATGCTGCCATATCTAATGACAACGCTTATGTAGAATTACAAGCGACTGTGCCTCAAGTGATTGACGCTACTAAAATAGAAGAACCAGAAGCATTTGGCATCATTACCACATTGATGAACATTGTGATTGATAGCATCACAGCTGGTGACATTGATGATGTGCCAGCAGAAAGAATTGCCAACAACACCGTATTTGTAAAAACTGGAACATTTTTTGAAGTGCTGCCCTTATATGTGCGTGAAAGCACAGCTATTGTGGGAGATGAATTAAGAAGCACCAATATCAGACCTGCACCCAGTTATGTGGACGTACAAGACGTGCCATATTCATTGACAGGCATTGATAGATTAAAAAATATAATTGATGACATCATTACCAACACAGCGATCACACCTACGCCTGCAGGTTATATTAGAGTTGTCTCAACTCCAGCATTAGATGCACTTAGAACAGCAGGCACTTACACAGCAGTGGCTGTCACAGGTGGTGCAGGATCCAGCGCAACTTTTAACGCCACAGTAGCAGCTGGAGGAGCGATCACATCATTCACTATTAATAATGCAGGATCAGGTTACGCCGCAGGCAACACCCTGACCATAGCCTCAGGTTTGTTGGGAGCTTCCAGTTTAGCTACCACATTCACAGTGACCACCATAGGTGCAGGCACCGTGGCACAGGCAGGAGCACAAAATACCAACCTTCCAGCAGGATCCAACGCAGCAGCCACTTCAGCAGTGGCCATTGTGGATGACATTTATGATTATATTGGTTACAACGTATTGGATGACAGCACCACTTATTCTAATCCTGTGATGTCAGGTTCTAATTTACCCAACACTGCAATAGGTTACACAGATGCTGTGTTGAGACTGATTGAAAACAAAGAATACATAGCCACAGAAATAGTAGAATACAGTAAAAAAACCAATGCTTCCAGTGCATTCTACACTTATTTCACAGCAGCCAATGAAGCGTCTTGCAAAAGAGATATAAGAGAATATGTGGATGCTGTATGTCATGATTTAATTTACACCGGCAATTGGAAATCATTGATAGCTGCCAAATATTACGAAACTGCTGTGTCAGGCAGTGTCACTTCCAACATGTTCTTAATGAGAAACGGCACAGGATTAAGAAACTGCACCCTGCAAGGATTGGCAGGCACATTATCTGCGCCCAACGGCTATGGCACTCAAAGACCCACAGCAGGAGCTTATGTATCATTGGATGCAGGTTGGGGACCAGCACATGAAGATATGTGGATCACTAACAAATCACCCTATGTGCAAAACGTATCCACATTCGGCTCAGGTTGCGTGGGATTAAAAGTGGATGGTGCATTACACAACGGTGGAAACGATTCCGTAGTGGCCAACGACTTTACACAAATTTTATCAGACGGTATTGGATTCTGGGTGACCAACTTGGGCAGATCAGAATTAGTATCAGTGTTTTCATATTACAATCACATTGGCTATTTGGCTGAAAATGGCGGAAAAGTAAGAGCCACCAATGGTAACAATTCTTATGGTAAATTCGGATCAGTGTCTGAAGGTGGAGATGTCACTGAAACACCAATCACTTGTACTGTGGACAACAAGAGCACAGACGCTACCATAGGTAATACTTTCACAGATGGTAATAGAATATTAGCAATGGAATACACCAATGCTGGTACCAACTACACCACAGCAGCAGTGCATACAATATCTGGAGATGGATTTGGCATCACAGGCACCACTGCTACCATACGCAATGGTGGTGTGTATGAAATAAGATTGAATGAAACTGTCACATCACCTGAAAGCAACTATGGTGGTGACGGATACAGTTCTTCTGCCAACGTGGCACAGAACGGCACAGACAAAACTGTAACAATTTCCAACACTGACACAGCATTGGCTGCTGAGTTAACAGGTTTAGCCATATGGTTGATTTCAGGATTAGGTGCAGGGCAATATGCATACATTGTGGGATTCAATGCAGGTTCAAAAGCTACCAAAGTGGCCAGACCTTCATTCCCCAGCATGACAGTCACAGCTGCCACTGCTTCCAATGATAGATTCACCACTGCCAGCACCAGCAACTTAGATTTGAACATGCCTTTGATGTTCAGTGGCACAGCATTTGGCGGAGTAACCACCACAGCCACCAACCCAACCATTTATTATGTGAAAACTATTTCTTCAGCCACACAATTCACCATCAGCACCACACCAGGTGGCACTGCGTTTGATATCACAGCAGATGCCGCAGGCACCATGTATGTACACAAGGCAGGATGGGATCATTTGGTGAACACCACTTGTACCAACACCACAGTAACCACAGATGTAATCACTTGTGCATCCACTTCAGCATTGTACGTGGGCGCAGCAGTGCAGTTTGATGGACCAACATTTGGTGGCATCAGCACATACACTCAATACTATGTGAAAGCTGTTTCCTCTGCCACACAATTCACCATCAGTACCACCTTAGGTGGTGCAGCAGTCACACTTTCAACTGCTTCAGGCACCATGAGTGTGAGAGTAGTGGAAGCTACATTGGATGGCACTACCCAATATGAATATGTGCCGCGCATCATAGTGAGCGCTCCTGCATCAGGAGTCACGACAATTGCGAGAGCAGTGGTCACCACTGAAAAAATATCATCTATAAGAATTATTGAGCCAGGATCAGGACACGTAACCACTCCCACAGTGACCATTGTGGATCCCAGCAACACTGTGGAAGCACCAGTGCAAGTGTTCTATGGAGATGGCGCTTTGGGTCAACCAACATTTACCAACCGAGGAACAGCCTACCTCACAGCAATAACCACTGTGACAGAAACAGGAGTGGTACGCACTGTGAACGGCATCACCAACGCTAATCCAGGTGTGGTGACCACCAGTGCTGCTCATGGTTACGCAGATGGAACCAAAGTTATTTTTGCCAATGTGGCAGGTATATTCCAAATCAATAGTGGCACATGGTTTTACACTAAATCACTCACTGGAACCACATTCCAATTGTATGTGGATGAGGCTTTAACTGTGGGATTGAATACCACCAGCTTTGGCACGTACATAGCTTCAGCAGGCACAGTGACAGCATTTGGTGGATTTAGAAACAGTTTACAAAGCGGCAGTTTCATTCAAGTGCAAGGATTAACACAAATTCCTCAAGCAGGTTCCAATGTGGAGTTTGCATCCATCGCAGGCGAATGGTACAAATTGGTTACTGTGCAAAATCTTTTAGGCACACAATATCCATTCACAGCATTGTTACAAGTGAGTCCACAAATAGGAGTAGGAGAAGCTCCACCACATGGAACTGTTATCACAATTAAAATTAGATATTCACAAATTAGATTGACTGGTCATGATTTCTTAGACATTGGCACTGGTGGTTTTGTTTCAACCAATTATCCTGGCATACCTTTACAAGCAGCTAATGGTGACAACGAAACTGTGGAGAATGGTGGAGGCAGAGTATTTTTTACCAGCACAGATCAAGATGGTAATTTTAGAGTAGGTGATTTATTCTCCGTGGAACAAAGCACAGGTATTGCCACATTGAATGCAGATGCATTCAACATTTCAGGATTACAAGAACTTCAGTTGGGTGAATTAGTATTGGGAGGCACCAGTGCTTCCATCAACGAATTCTCCACAGACGGTACAATGGCAGCTGACAGTGACCAAATCGTGCCCACTCAGAGAGCGATTAGAACATATATATCTAGTCAGATCGGTGGTGGAGCCAGCAGTTTGAATGTGAACCAGATTACTGCAGGTTTGATCACAATATTCAGCAATACCATTGAGACCACCACTGGAGTGACAATAAACTTTGATTCCCCTGTGAATTTCACAAAAGGGATAAAAGGAACACCCGTAGCATTGGGGTATTTCTTACAAGGATAACTAGAGTACAACAAAAGGAGAACAGTAAATGGCAACAGGAAGATTGGGAGCAGCGAACTTAGGAGCTGCTGCTTTGAACACAGTGTACCTTTGTCCAGCTGATACGTTTGCAGTGGTTGCTGTGAACTTCCTAAATCGAGGCAATCAGGCTCAGACCTTTAGATTGGCTGTGGCTACGACAGACACACCAAACGCAAACGGATCTGAATGGATTGAGTACGATGTGGAAGTGCTATCCAAAGGAGTGCTGGAAAGAACCGGCTTAGTTTTGGCAGCATCACAGAGATTAGTGGCATACGCATCAGGGGGCAACGCTAGTGTGGTGGTTTACGGCATTGAAACATCAACGCTGTAATATTACATACAATAGCATAAATACAAGCAAACAAAAGGACTAAAACATGGGAAGATACATATCAACAACCGGAACCGCTGGCATAGTGATCAGAGAAGTTACGACCACTTATCAAGCAGTGGTAAATGATAGAATTTTAGCAAACAGCTCAGCTGGTGCTTTTACTATCACTTTGCCTCTGAATGCAAGTTTGTTGAACAATGACACCATTCAAATCATAGATGTTGGCAGTGCTGCAGGCACCAACAACATCACCGTGGCTAGAAATGGTTCATTAATCAACGGTGCAGCTGATAATTTAACAATTGACTTGAATCAAGCAATTGTGACTTTGATCTACACAGGGGTTACTAACGGTTGGATTGTGGGCGCAGTATAATATAAAAATAAATTTTATACAGCATCACATACCAGAAAAGGATTTGAAAGAATGGCAAGTTTAAAAACACTCACTGCAACTAAGAGATCTGACTTTCCACAGGTCACCGAAACCAATGTGGAAGCTGGACAAATCTTTCACTTTTCCATGGGAGCCAACTTTGAAGTTTTCAACAATGGTATCTGTTTCAAACCCTGTCAATCAGGCACAGCCATAATTGAATTGTGGGGAGCTGGAGGATCAGCTGCTCAAATGTGTTGTTGCGGATTTGGTCTGCCAGGCAATCCAGGTGCTTATGCACGCAAAACTGTAGTTTTATCATGCTGTGGATACATCTCTGGACAAGTAGGAAATTCATGTGGCAATTCAAGCGCACTGTGTTTTAGAGGATGTGGAGATGCCACAGGCGTAACTTATTATCCCATTGGCACAGGTGCAGGACAAGGTTGTGTGTGTGCTCAGGGTGGTAGAGGTGGAATTTCTTATTGCAGCACAGGCACCAATGCCTATTGCTGTTTTTTATCAGGCGCATTTTATAGCAGTATAGGTTTAGATGGCAACTGCGGCATTGTGTGCAACAAATGCTGTTCAGGTGGATGGTGTGCTCAGTCCTACGGTGGAGATTTAAATTGTCCAGGTGGATTCAGTTGTGTGAGTTTCCTTGGAGCATCAGGCAGTTCATGTCCTTGTCAATCAAATGTTCACGTGCAAGGTCCTGCAGGATATTTTTCCAAATGCGGAGTAGTGGTATCTTACAATTCAGATGACGGCAATGGTTTTGCCAACTGGTCAGGTCAAGGCAGAGGTCAGTATGCTCAAGCATTGGCAGCTGCCAGCAGATGGCCACAAATGGGAGCTCAAATGGCCACTTGTTGGGGATTTTCAGGCAATTGTGGTTGTTATGAAAATGAAGGATGTCAACATCTATTACCGCCAGGATTTCCTGGGGGAATACCACACCCATGCCCAGGCGTGAGAGATCACGCACAGCGAGGTGGTATGGGAGCAATCAGAATTAAATGGATAGCAGGATAATCATATGCCAACACTGAGATCATTGATAGAAACTAAATTAGCATTCCAGTTGCAAGGATTGGAATCAAACGTAGAAGAAGGCAGAATTTGGGCTTATTCTCCCGGCACAGCAGTGGGCACTAACTTTCATTGCGGTGTGTGTTGGATATCACCAGGCACAGGCACAGCTACCATAGAGATATGGGGAGCAGGTGGATCTGGAGCAAAAATGTGTTGCTGCGGATTTGGTCTGCCAGGCAATCCAGGTGCTTACTCCAGTAGAACTGTCAGTGTGACAGTGGGCTGCTGCATCAGAGGTCAAACAGGAATAAGCTGTGGTAACTCAGACGATTTATGCTACAGAGGCAGATCTGAAAGCACGGGTATCTGCTGGCAAGGCAACGGCACCAACGGATGTATGTGTGCAGAAGGTGGTCAAGGTGGATACAGCTATTGTTCTACCACTCCATCAGCCTATTGCTGCTTTGGAGCCAACGGATTTTGCAACACAAAAACAGCAGGTGAAAACTGCGGAATTATTTGTAACTACAGAGGCGCGGGCTGTGCCATTCACCAAGCTCAATCATACGGCGGCACTTGCAACATGGCAGGTGGATTCAGCTGTGTGAGTTTCTTTGGATGTTTGCCCACATGTCCTTGTTCATTCTGGTATCACATGAGAACTCCACCCAAAATGTATGCAGACTGTGGAGCATGGGTCACATACACCAACGATGTGGACAATGGAGCCTATAACTGGAGCGGTGGATCATTGTATGGTTATATTCACACTTTAGGATTGGTTTCTAGAAATCCAACACATGGTGGAAACTATTCAGCCTGTTGGACTGGAAATAGATATTGCGGTTGCTACAACATGAACGGTTGCATAGCGTTTGTGCCTCCTGGTCATGGTGGACCACCACCACATCCATGTCCAGATGTGAGAGATCATGCCTACCGAGGTGGTCATGGTATAATTAGAATTAAATACGTGGGAACAGGATATTTGGGGTTAAACTAATGCCAGGATTAAAAAGTATATTAGCAAGTAGAGTCAGTTACGAAGTGGTTGAAACCAACCTAGAACAAGGTGTGATTTATGCCTTTTCACCCGGCACATTCTACACACAATACTGCAACGGCTTCTGTTGGAAGCCACCAGCTGCAGGTTGTGCCATTGTGGAGCTTTGGGGCGCAGGTGGATCTGGATCTCGTATGTGTTGTTGTGGTGGAGGACTGCCCGGCAATGCAGGCGCTTACGCTAGAAAAAGTATTGAAGTGGACACTGCCAACTTTGTGTGTGGCTGTGTGGGTTTCCCTCGCTACGCACACGATTTATGTTTTTCAGGTTGTGGTGATCCCAGCACAATATGTTGGACTAGCACCACTGCCAACGGTTGTTTGTGTAGTAGAGGTGGCCGAGGTGGCACCAGTTTTTGCAGCACCAGCACCAGCATGTGGTGTTGTTTTTATGCCAATGGATTTTGCGGATTTGGACCCATCAATGACCACTGCGGTATTTTGTGCAATCATTGTGCAGGAGGTTGGGAAGCACTGGCCTATGGCGGTGACATCAACTGTTGCGGCACCATTGGATGTTCAACTTTCCTAGGTTGTTATCCCACTTGTCCTTGTCAAACCATTCACCATGCGCCTCTGCCAGCTTACATGTTTGCAGAAAAAGGTGCTAGAGTGAGTTTTCAAACCAATGATGGTGGTATACACAATAGTGGTATGTCAGGCAGTCAGTTGCCCAGTTATTTTGGAGCGTTGGCAGGAGTCAACAAACAGCCCACCAGAGGATCTTTCAACAGCTATTGCTGGAGATCAGACAGATCCTGCGGCTGTTATGAAATGCAAGGCTGTTCAGCTTACTTGCCTATTGGAGCAGGTGGACTGCCTCCACAACCATGTCCAGATGTGAGAGATCACGGAATCAGAGGCGGCTGGGGCGGCATGCGTATCAGATTTATTGCTTCTTAATGATATATGTTGATAAATACACTAAATAGTAACAAGGAATAAAATATGATAACAAAAAATTTTACAATACCTTTGGCAGATGAACCCTATGTGGACACCACTGCACTCAATAACACATATGCAGCCACTTATAAAGGTCCAAAATATATAAAAGTTGCCATTGACAGCACAAGTAAAGTTGTTGAAAGAGTAGTATCATCAGCTGACACCATGGCTGAACTTGATCAAATGTTCACACCTACAGAAGCCAATCATACCTATCATGTGATGGATGCATCAACGCACACTTTTGAAGCAGCATATCTCACTGGCATGTATGACACAGGTCCTGTAGAAAATTACACAGAAACTTTACCTACCAGAAATGCCGCGGGTGAATTTGAAACTTTTACTTATGGTTGGGATGACAACACAGGCATGATTCAACAACAATATTTTATTTTAGATATGAAATATGAAAACGGTAATTTTGTAAGACCTAGATTTAGAGTACATGCATTAACCAGAGCGAGTTTCTTAGCATCAATGCAAGTGCAAATTGCCTCTATCACCACAGCTTTAGAAAGCAATCAAGAATTGACAGATGAAGCAAGAGGCCAATTAGAGACCTATAAAACTTGGTTAGAAAATCTTCCAGTAAAGTATGCAAACGTAAAACATTGGAAAATTCCATTCGTTTTGCCAGTACCAACATACTAAATCAAGAATAATTCATCCATACATATACGTTGATATATAATAACGTGTGTAAGCTCACACCATTTATATATGAATAGATCCAAAGCATTTTTCCTCAATGGTGGCATAGGTAGAATCCTATGTGCTATTCCTGCATTAGAAAAATATGCAGAAGAATCATCAGATAAAGATTTTTTGGTAATCTGTGAAGGTGCAGTGGACATACTAAAAGGCCATCCTTTGCTGGATAAAAAAACTTACGATATATTTCATAAAAATTTATTTCATTCCAAACTGCAGAGTAAAGATGTGGTGAGTTTAGAACCATACAGAGTATGGGAATACTATAATCAAAAATGTAATCTATCACAAGCCTTTGACATCTTGATCAACAACAAAGGAGTGCGATCTTTGCCCAAACCCACAGTGGTGCTCAGCAAAGAAGAAATTGCACAAGGACAAAAAGTAATAGATGAGATCAAAACTAAAATTAAAAAAGAAAAAACAATTGTTTTTCAACCATTTGGTAGAGGCGTAGAACACATTGATAAAACTATTATAGATAAAACAGGACGCAGTCTTGAATACAAAGATGTAAAAAAACTTATCGGGAAGTTGCAAAAAGAAGGTTTTGCAGTAATACTGATGTCTGAGTTTGGATTGGAACTTAAGAATCAAAACTACACAGATGAAGTTGCTATGCCTGAAGGGTTAAATCTTAGACAGTGGACTTCAGTAATCAAACATGCAGATCATTTCTTTGGATGTGACAGTGTAGGACAACATTTAGCATATATTGTTGGCACTCCTAGCACAGTGGTGTTGGGTCCTACATATCCCATCAACACCAGTTATCCCGAATGTGAATATTTTAATATCATGGACATGGGAGAGGTAGACCGAGAATATGATCCTATTAGAATTACTATGGATGAAAGAATCTCTCGTAAAAACGAGATCCTCATGTCTATGAATGAAGAAATAGAAGATTATGCAATCAATACTATCATGGGAAGAAACAAAGATGACAAGTAAAACATCAGGATACATTGCTGCCATAGCACGTGGTCACAATAGCGGAGTGTGTCTATTAAAAGATGGCAAGGTAGTTTTTTCTATTGAGGAAGAAAGATTAAGCAGAGCAAAATACGATGGAGGTCCTTTTGCATCCATGGTTGAAATATTGAAATATACTGATAAGATAGATTATCTTGTGGTCGCACACACTCAAAAAATTAAAGACACAGCAGGTCGTATTGATTTCACCGGAGATGACGTGTACACTGGATTAGCAAGAAAATTAGGGTTAATAAATCGTCAAGCAGATGTGATGAATCATCCCCAAGTGGTTGATCTAAGTCATGTGCATCACAAACTACATGCTGCTTGTGCTTTTTATAGATCAGGTTGGGACAGTGCAGTCAGCGTAATAGTAGATGGAGCTGGCACTTTCCTTGGCATAAACAATAGCTTGCAAGGTCCGATTACTGTGTGGGAAGTTGAATCTATTATAGATTGTGCGTATCCAGCTAAATTTAAATCATTGTACAAACACTATGGTACTAGAGAACCAGTGCTAGGTTGCGTGCTGAAAAATTTTCCTTCAGAGATTACAGATGAATCTGGTCAAACTCATGAAGCAGTGTTCAGCGATCGAGCTGGCATTGTGAAAGTGTATGAAGCAGTTACACAATATTGTGGATTTATGCCTATTGAGGCTGGAAAAACAATGGGATTGTTTCCTTATGGTAAACCCAATCATAAAATTCCTAAATTATTTGAAACTGATTCTTTAGTAGAACTATCAAATAGAAATTTGATATTACCCACCTATCCTAACGCTGCTTTAGTGAACTCACAATTATTTGATTTTTTAGAGGATCCTACAGGAGTGCAGCAAGAAGATGTAACCAAGTTAGAAAACCGTAGAGACTTAGCCTATGCTTGTCAGTTAGAAACTCAAGCTCAAGTTTTAAAATTAATTCGCAAGGCAGTAGCAATGACTAATAATAAAAAAGTAGTGCTATCAGGAGGCTATGGATTGAATTGTGTAGCAAATTACTATTATTTAGAACATCTAAGAAAAGACGGAGTTGAATTGTATGTTGAACCCATATCTAATGATGCTGGTACAGCAATGGGAGCA